TGCTGTATCAAATGTTGACTTTGCTGAGCTCAGTTCACTGGTTACTAATGCTGATAATACTATTGATGGATTCTCTATAAGATTTTCGCCATTTGGACCAATAAGGCTTTCAATTTCTGCTTTTACTTTTACTCCAATATCTTTTCTACCTATTTCAACCGCTAAAGCTGCAGCATAATCTTGTGCTGTAGTGGCATCCATAATTCCTTGTGCTACAGCATATGAAAATTTATTACGTATTGCTGTAGATAGTTCATCATCTGTTGCACCAGAACTTACAGCTTTTGTAGCTTCGCTAACAAGACTTTTGCCAATGTCTGTTTCTCTTAAGAATGATTGTCCTGCGGTCATTGCTTCTTGGGATGTTCCAAGAACCATTCCTCTTTCGGATGCGAGTTGCTCACTGATGCTTACAGTTCCTAAAACTTCAGCCATTGAATTTATTTCTGCAGTACTTGCAGACATTGCATTACCAAGCTCTATCGCTCTTTTTGTTTCTTCTTCTCTTGCTGCATTGGTAGCCATAATAAGTAGAGCCATTGCACCAAGACCTGCCGCTACTCCTGCAATTGGACCAGGTAGCATCATAAGAAGTGGACCAACAATACCTACTGCAGCACCAAGACTTTCCATACCTGGAATCATAGAGAGACCTCCACCAACAGCTCCCATTGCCATCATACCGCCCATAGGACCTATTGCTCGTGCCGTACCTTTAATCCCACTAGCAATACGTGAACCAATACCTGGTTTTTTGGGTGCTGGTTGTGCTGCTGCTTGTGCTGCCGCTCTTTGTTCAGCATAACGCTCTCTACGTCTAGCATTTCCTTCATCACGTTTGGCCTGTCTATCTGCCTCTGCCTGTTCTCTAGCCTGTCTATTACGTTGCCTAGTTGCAGCCGCTTTTTCTGCAGGAGTTAATACTTTGACCTGTGTTCCTTTTCTTCTTTTTTCAGCAATTTGTTGTTTGGCAGCAATTTGCTCTTGTGTTGTGGAAAAATGTTCTTGTGATGATGCAGCTTTATATGCAGGGCTTGATGGGTGCTCGCCTTCAGCTATCATAAATCTTGGAAGTCCTTTTTCTACAACTCCATCTGTTCCTGCAAGAATGCTTGTTGTTGCTTGTCTTGCTCTATTAAATCTAGTAAAAGATCCTGGAGTTGACATTTTTTGTGCAATTCTATTGTTTGGTAACTCTCTTGCAAGTCTTTGTGCATCTGCAGCAGATTCTTTTACATTGAGATTTAGTTTTTTAGCTACAGCCTGAGCTTCTTTTAGGTCTTTCTGTAGAGTTGGCATTATGGTTCTTGATGTTTTGATAACAGCACTCACTGGTCCTTGAGCAGCAAGCATATCTTTTTCAAATTTAACCATTAATGGACCAAAAGATTTTGCAGGATCTGCTCCAGCATTTACAGCTTTTGTAGCTTTGTCTATAGCAGAAATATTTGCTTTTCTCCACTGCATAACTTCGTCATTTACTGCTTGAGTAGAAACTCCAGCTTCTTTTATAATGTCATCAATATACATACTTGTTACATCGGCAATATCACCTGGATTAATTGCAGTAAATGGAACTACCCCACCAACATTTGAAACATTTACACCATAATTTCTTTGAACGGTTGCAACTGATTTTCCTGCTCTACCTGCTGATCCTGATCCTGGATCTCTGACCTTTTTTCCATCTGCATAACCAGGAATACTACCAGAAACCATACCATTAATAAGACCGCCATACTTCTTTGCCATTGCTGCAGGAATAACTGCTTCTCCTGGTGAAAGCATTGCAGGTACAACATCGCCCTTACCCTTTGGACCAGGAACGCTGACTATACCATTAGCGTATCCAGGAATAATGCTAATGTTCTTTTGTTTTGATTTTTTATCTGCATCAAATCTTTTTTGTGCTCTTTGCATAATTTCGTGACGCTTAGCACGATTCTCACTTCTACCTATGGTTGGGTCACGTTTAAAAATAAGATCATCTAGCTGCTTTTTTTCATCTGGTGTAAGGTATGCTTCAACTTCTTTATAGCTTTTAGCAAATCCTGCAATTCCAAATCCAAGACCAGCAAGTAATCCAACAGCACCAATACCAGGAATAGCCATAGATGCACCAAAAGCAGCACGTTTAGCACCTTTTTCAACAACTCCGCCATTAGCGTATCCATTAAGATTGCCAGAAATAATAGCTTCAACTATTGGCTTATATTTTTCTGTTTGTTTTGCAGGAATAACAGCTTCACCATTTGAAAGCATTGCGAGAATTGAGTCTGATGTTCCAGATCCTGGTCCACGAACCATTCCGCCTGTAGCATATTTCTTTGGTTTTGTAGAGCTTCCTGGGACTGACCCTCCAGCAGCAAAACCACGCTGTGCAGTAATTGATCTTTGGTATGCAGCTGTCAGAGAGTTAAGGGCTGCTGCCTCTACGCTAAATGTTTGGGTAAGCTTACTGTGTGACTGATTAAGAGATGCTGCTACTGCTGCTGCCTCAATTTGTTGTTGAGTCATATAGTCTGTTTGTGTACCAAGAATTCCTGTGTCTACCCCAGTCTTTTTAAAGATTCCGCCAAGAAGTTGGAACATCTTAATGAGGTTGGCAACACCGTTAGCAACAAGACCAACAGTCATAAGTAGCACAGGACCAATACCTGCAACTACTGTTGTTAGGATAACCGTAAAGTTTTTAGCTCCGTCTCCCATAGAATTAAATTGGGCAAGTAGTTTTGTTCCAAACTCAAGAATTGGAGTAACTACTTTTAGGAATGATTCTCCAACTGGGGCTAGAGCTGCCTGGAAGTCGGCAAAAGCTTTTTCAAACTTGTAAGTAGTTGTATCTTCTACTTTTTTAAGTTCTCGTTGTGAGAGAATTGCAAGCTCTTGTGTGGTTGCCTTAGTTAACTCAAGTACACGAGCTGCTTGTGTACCCTCGCCAATAACGTTCTGAAATAGTGTTGATAGACGTGAAAACTGAAACTTACCAAATAGTTGTTCAATGGCACGAGCACGATTTAGTGGGTCAAGGGTGTCTAGTGCTGATGCAAAGTCAATAACAAGACCCTTGATGTCTCCCTTATTTGATTCAACAATTTTCTCAATGTTAATGCCAAAACCTTGAAGCATTTCTTTTGCTTTACCAGTTGGATTAATGAGAGCAGCAAGACCAGACTTGAGTGCGTTAGCACCTTCTGATGCGTTAATTCCACCTTCTTTCATAGCTGTAAGGAAGAATGCAAGGTCTTCTACGTCTCCACCAAGTTGCTGAACAACAGGACCAGCTTTTGGAATTGCTTCTGTAAGGTCTTCAATAGATGTAACCGATTGGTTTTCAACTGCGTTAAGGAAGTCAATCTTTGAAGCAAGCTGTTCTGTAGCTGTACCAAAAGCATTGGTGATAGACATAGTTGTTTCAAGAGCTTGTGATTGCTCTACGTTACCAAGAACTGCTAGACGAGTAGCCTCTGAAACCTGTGCGAGAAGTTCTTGACCAGTCTTACCAGCAGCGGCAGCTTCTGAAGCAAGACCAATAGTCTTTTCAACTTCAATACCATACTTTGTATATTCTCCTGCAAGAGCTTTAATGGATGTAACCATATCGTCTGTTTCTTTAACTGTAGTGCTAAAGTCACCATAAACACGACGAATTTTAATTACCTGCTTTTCAATCTCCATAAATGACTTGGCTGCAGATGTAGCAAAAAGTGTAAGTGGAATGGTAAAACCAACCATAAGCTGACGACCAGCCCACTGAGTATTCTTACCAAAATTTAGAAGGTTTGTAGAACCTTGAGTTAGAAGCTGATTAAACAACTGTTGTTTTTGTGCGGCAACCATTGTTCTGGTAGCAAGATTATCCATATCAAGAGCAAGTGGTCTAATCTTAATAGACTGCAATGCACCATTTGCATCACGACCCATTGATATGTACTGAGTCTGTAGATCTTTAACTCGTTCTATTGCTACTTTTGAGATAGTGTCAAACTCTGACCTGAACGCTCTACCGAAAGTTTTGCTTGCTCCACCAGCATATCTAAAGTACTGACCCATTGTCAGCTTGTTCTTTTCAAGTGCTGTGGTGAATGCTTCCGTGGTTGAATTTACACGAGTCATACTGGCTTGGAATTGACCAGTAGCATTTACTGCATTTAGAAGGGATGACTGTAGTTGGGCAGCCTGAGCATTTGCGGTTGCCCCACCACGAGCCATCTGAGTGTGAAATAGAGAGATCTCTCTTTGAAGATTTTTGAGAGAAGCAATGGCTGAAGACGTATCAATATTTACGCCAATATTAGCATTTACATCGTCAACCATTCATTTACACCCCTATTTTAAATTTAGCCTACGCCAAGTGCGTCAGAGAGCTTTACTCCTGATGCGGCTTCCACAACCTGATATACCGTTGGTAGATCAATGTTGTCTTCAAGAGCGGCTAGGTCTCCTGCAAGTTCTGGCTTGTACTGCTTCATTGCAATTTGAACACATTCCATAAGAAGATTCATAGACTTTGCGTTGTCTTCTGCGACTGCTGCAATACCCTCAAACTTCTTCATAAAATCACGAAGTAGTGAAATCTTTAGTGGTCGAACTGTAATCTCTGTACCGTCAATTAGGACGATCTTTGATTCTTCATTAATTGTTGTTGCCATTGTTTCCTCCTTGTTAGGCTTCTTAAATTATATCACAAAAGCCGTTTAGTTTTCGACTAGTTTTTCATATCCTAGCCCCATACCAATACCAAATCCAGCTTGTGCAGCATTGTGTCCTTGGTAAGAAACAATGTCGTTGGGGTCTCCAGTAGCACCACCACTAAAGAATTTAGCTTTCTTTTCTTCCCAAATGTCTTGCCCACTCTTACCGCCATTTTGTTTATCTAGGTCTACTCCTTGAATACCTGCAAAGAATTTTTTCTCTTCGTAGTCTAGGTCTCTTTTAATATTTAAAATTGATATTAGCTCTGGCATAGATATTGATTTTTCAAGTTCTTCAAAGTCTTTCCAAATACCGAGCAAAAAAACTTCAGACTCAAGCTTAGCCAAATCAAGATCTTCCCAAGTAGATCCACTTTCCACTGCTTGCTCTTTTACTGTCTCTTCTTCTTTATCACCATTAATTTTAATATCTGCACAGATATCTAAAATCTTATAAATGGTTGGGAGGTTCACACTATCTTCTAAGTCTTCAATTGTTTTTATTGATGGATAAAACTGTTTCATACATACCCTTGCACACTCTGCTAGTGCTGAAATTGCAGCATCGTCACCTACAGCTGTTTTTACTTGTTCAAATGCTTTCATAAATTCTCTTAGGTATTTTAGTTTTAGTGGTGTTATGTATAGCTCTGTTCCATCTATTAAATGTACCGTGCCTGATTCGTAAATTGTTGTTGCCATATATCTATTGTACCAAAAACAAAACTGCCCAGAGCCGAAACCCTGAGCAGTTCTGATTGTATTAAATTATGATGCGAGTGTGCGGTCTACAATCTTTCCATAAGACGCATTGTCGTTAGGAAGAAGTCTGAATGAGACTTCGAACATTGTAGCTTCGTCACGCTTAGCTGAAACTGTAACACTCTCGATTGAGAGAGCACGGTATCCAACGTAAACACGCTCAATTGATGAACCAGCTGCACAGTCTCCTGTTCCTGGACCAACTGCAACGAGACCACGCTCTACTGGACATTCTCCAATGTTTCCTGCACCAAGGTTGAGAACTCGGTCACCGTCGTAAGTTGGTGTACCGAATGCACTCTGTGATGTAGCACTGGTGTATGTAGCTGAAAGGTCGCTTGACTGTCCTGCAATTGCGAAGAGCAAGTTGTCAAGTGTTGCTTCAGCGAATGCTGTGTTAAGGTTAACCTGCATTCCCTGCTTGTAAAGCTTTGCAACGTCAAGAACCTGGTCAACCTGTACCTCACCGAAGTCAGGCTGGAAGACAATTTCAAGACCGTTCATTGTGTAACCAACATTACGGAAGTCGACATCGTTTGAGAGTGTCTCCTTGTAAGAAATGTTGGTTTGGAAGTTGGGTAGATCGAGTTCAGCTTGAGTGTTGGTAATACCACCACTGTTGTTCTGACCGATTGGACCATCTTCGTATGTGAAAAGTGCTGCTGCACCAACGATGATGTTAGCACTTGTACCACGTGAATATGCCATATTTATTTCACCTCTTTCTTGTTATAGAATTTGGGTGGGTGTTTCCTCTCTTTAATTATACAGGCTTATTGTACAAAAGAGTCGGACTTGTGCCAATCATAGTCAATAATTATTTTATTCCCTGCGTAAGTACGAGCAGTACCAAAATCAATAATGTCACGAGTTTCTTCAAGTTGATAAATTTTAATTTCGTGGAAGAACGGAATCAAAAAATCTGTGCCATCAAAAGTTACCTTATTATGAGTAACTCCATCTACTCTGACTGTTCCACTTACCTTAGATGCAATCCAAGCATTAAGATCTTTAGCAGAGTCGTCTCCATTGTCAAGTAGGTCTTGGATCTCTTGTGTCATTTCAATCAAGTTAACTACCGCTGTTTCTGTAAGTGCATAGAAATAATACAGTAGCTGTTCACACTTAATGTATGGGAATGGTGTGCGACGCATTTTAAACATTCTGTCAAATACCGCTGCCTGTCCTTGGAAGGTGTATCTTGCCGTAGTTCCTGCTGTTAAAACATCTAGGCTAAAGCTTTCTGCAATGCTAAAGTCGCTTGGATATGTTGGGAACATTGGAACTGCACCAAATCCTCTACGTGCAAGTTTTTCTTGCAAGTACTTATTAATAAAAATTGGGGGATAGTATATTGCCATTATGTAGTTACTCCTATGTTTGCTACCCAGGTATAGCCTGTTGAGATTCCTACAGACCTACCGCCTCGTTTACCAGCAGACAGATTTTTTTTGTATGCTACTGGATTTGTTAAATATTGCATAACGCCACTTGATTTAATAAAAGCTTGCGTAAAATAGTTATTAAAGAATGAGTCAAAGATTCTATTGAATCCACCCTGTGCCTCTGTTCCTCCAGGATTCTCAACAACAATCGGGTTCTTGGTAAAAACCTGCTCACCAGCGTCACTGAAGGCTAGTACAGACGCTCTTACTGGTCTAATGACTACTGGAATACCACTTTCTATAATTCTAGCTTTGTTATAAAACGGAACAGTAGATCCTTCTTTAATTGAAGTAGATTGTCTGAAGGTGGATTTAATAGAAAGACCAATGCCTGAAATAGTGTAGTCTATATCAAAAAGTCTTGCTGCTGGACTTCCAGTTTGATTCCACTCATATACGTGGTGAAGAATTGCAGGGTTTGTTCTTGCGGAAGAATCAATATACTGTTTTAAAAGCTCAATAGCATTAACACCAATTGCAGATAAAATGTGCTTCTTACCTCTTTTAACTCCTTCAGTAAATCCAATTGAATACTGAATAATATTGTTCATTTCTTTTAAGAATAGTTGATCGTTGAATGTAGTTTGCACTAGACATCTACCCCCTGATTTTCTGAACGACGAAGAACAACTTTGTGATACTCAACTGTTCCAAAAGGATTAACGAATGGTGCCTGAGTTGCAATTTCAAAAAGGGTAGACTTTCCATTTCTAGGTCCAGATGTTTCTATATAAATTGGATTCTCAAATCTGTCACGAATATTTGTTATAAGAATATTGGTAGCTGCATTCTTTGCATCTACGCTTGAAATACGAATATCTTTTTTAACTCTACCCAAAAGAATCGTATCTGTTTTTATGTCTGGGTCTGGCTTAATGTCTTCTTTATAAGAAACACCAGCATCATTAAAAGAACAGACAATTGTTTTGTCTAATACCCAAGACTTTGTTACATTTCCATATGCGGTTGTTTCAACAATTGGATAGTAGATATCCGCCATCATTGGGAACATAAAGTCTGGAGTTTCGCAAATAGACACTACAACACCCCTAGTCTTGTAATAGACTTAGCATACTTAGAAAGTATCTTGTCTACAAGAATATTACCTGTTCCTTCAAATGACTGCTTGTCGAATTGTAGCTTGTACTGATCGGTGTTGTAGGCTGTGACATATCGCTTATAGTAGTCAAGTTGACCGCACTCAATGTCTGTAATCAAAAGACTGACGGCACGAGCAATGTCTGATGGCACTGCTGTATACCCAGACTCTACAACAACTCTGTAGTCATATGTTTTGGGGAATCCGCCCCAAATGCCAAAGTTTAGGTCTAGATAATCTGTGCTTCCAGCAGGAAGAATTAAGTCTGCACTTTCACTTCTATTTAGCTCACCTGTATAGGTTTGAGTTATAGCAGTCTTATCTTTTGTAATCTCAAAATTACGTACATAATCTGTTGGGTTACTTGCATCATAAATAAGAACGTTGTTCTCGTATACCTGCAAAATTTTCTTTGCGTCTACCCATAGTGGTAAGTAATCTGCCCCAAGACCAGTAGTCTCAAAAGTTGTTTTCTTGTAGTAAAATCCTTGTGGAATAACAGAATCAATGATTGCTCTTGCTAGTTCTTCATTTAGTGTCTTTGTGGCAATATCAGATGCTGTGTCTGCTAGTGTGTTTGGGTCCAAGTATGGTCTACGAACCTGGTAGGTATCGTCGTGAATAACATCGCCTGATGCATCAGTAATAACTACACGATAGTCTGTGTCATACTTTCCTGGTAGTGTGATTGTCCACACATAGGCTGCATTGTCTGTTACGGTTTGTGTAGTTGAACTAAGGTCTGCCAAGTCGGTAATGGTTGCTGTAAACACCTCATTATTTGTATAACTCGCTGGGATAGTATATGTAAACCCAACTGTAGTGTATGGCGATAACCTTAGTAATTCCATTAAACTCCGTACTCCTCTGCAACCTCTTCTGGGGTTGCGGTACGCACGTGATCACGCTTAAGCCACTGTTCAGCCTTTGCTTTGTCTACGATATTGTACCCTTTGTCAATCTTCCCTACGCCTTCCCACAAGACACTTCGTGTAGAGAACAATGCTACTGTTTCTTTTTTAATAACTTCAGGCTCTACCGCCTTTACTTTTGGTGATTTACTCGCAGCTCCTGAGCCGATAGCACCACTCTCTGTTTGTGTAATTGCACCAGACTTTTTGCCACCTTTGGCAACGGTACGAGATGAACCGATTACGTTATCTTCATCTGTTTCTGGCATACCCTTTGATTTTTGTTTTAAGTCTGCAATTGATTCTTCTAGTGCTTCTACAGAATTGTCTACTATTTCTTCAATTGTTTCTAGTACTTCTTCAACTGTCTCTTCGACTGTTTCGATAATTGTTTCATTTGACATTAGAAACCTCCTTCAATAATTATATCAGATAGTAAGAGAGGCAAGGACCGAAATCCCTGCCTCCCCTAAGAGTTGAACTCAAATTATGAAGATGAGTCCTGGCTGTCGCTGTCAACCCAAGCTACAGCGTCTTCCTCTTCCCACTGAAGTCCGAAACGAACGAATACGGTGTATTCGATTGTGTCTTTCTTCGCTACGTATTCACGGTTTACAGTGATGTCTCGCTGGAAACCCCAAATGCGGTTTGAAGGGAATGTAAGGTCAACGTAGTTGTCTGGGTAGTAAGGAACTTCCATTACTGGAATACCTAGTACACGAGTACCACGAGCCTCTCCTAGAACCTGGTCAGTACCTGCAAGGTATGCATTACGGTACTGCTCGGTCCAGATGTTGTTTGATGCTGTACCATTTTGCTTAACGATGTCAGCAAATGTGTCGGTGCTTGCATAGAACTTAAGACCGTTCTTGAGAGCACGATACTTTCTTGGTAGAGCTGCAATGACACCCTGAAGAACTTCTGGAGTCCACGCACCGCTTGTAACGGTTGCAGAATACTCGTGAGCATCTCCACCGAAACGAACCTTGCGAACAAAGCCTTCCATAATGTTAAGGAATGCGTTGCCTCCAGTACCTGTACCATTAATGGCAAGGTCCTCAATGTCATTTGCGAATGCGTTGGTCATTAGACGAACAAGGTGGTCCTCAAGGGCTGCACCTTCAATGTTGTCTTCCAATGCCTCAGCAGAAACTTCCCAGTCAAGGCGAAGCTTCTTTGTTGTTAGTTCAACCTTAGCAAAGGTTGCACCTGCGTTTGTGTATGTCGCGTTAGCCTGGTTTGCAGCACGAATAACTCGTTCTCCAACGTTGACCTTTTCGAGTTCCATTGTATTGGCTCTCATTGTGACACGACGACCATCTTTAGCGAGAACGGTACCGTCCCAAACGTAGTCAATAAATCTACGAGCCTGTTCAGGACGTAGAATACCGCTACCTGCATCACCCGAAGGGTTTACGGCGTTTGATCCAGTTGTAACACCAAAGTTTGCGGTGGGGATGTTCCCTAGAGTATCTGCTCCAGGACTTGCAACACCACCAATTCCACCAGATGCGAATGCTCCTTCACCGTTTACTTCTGCGGCTCCGAAGCCAGCTGCGGCTGGATAGTTTTTAATAATTTCTTCCGACATTTTGTCACCTCCTAAGTGATTTTTTTATTTGAATAGATCGGCAGTTTTGAGGAAACGTCCGTCCCATAGGGATTTTTCAACCTTGTCTGGTTGAATTTCCTGTACGATCTCGCCTAGATCGCCAGACTTGCGGAAAGCGGTATCTGCCTCAACAGCGTCAACTCTCTTTCCAAACTCATTAAACTCGCCCTTGGCTTCTGTTACCTCATTTTTTACAGAGTCAATTGACTTGCTTAGTTGTGCAATTTGCTCGGCTTGTGCCTGAACAACTGCGGTTAGATCGCTAAAGGCTTTTGTAACGGTATCCTTGATTTCAGCAACTGCGTCTACAAGAACCTCGTCTGACTTGGATACTGAATCAGCCTTTTCAGCAACTTCTTCATCGGCGACAACCTCTTCAGCTGCCACCTCTTCAGTTACCTCTTCAGCTACTTCTTCTGCTACTTCAATATCTGCCTCTGGAGCGACCTCTGCTTCAACAGCGACTTCTTCTACTGTCTCAGCGACTGTTTCATTTACTTCATCAGTCATAGGACTTACCTCCTTAGTTATCTTAGAAGTATTAATGCCTTTAGCACTATCTACTAAGAACTTCACCATTTCTGGTTTTTCTGCATCTGACTTCTCCACAAAGCCGATGTTCTTCATTGTTGCACCACTAGTGGGGCTAACCTCTGAATCGTTTTCTGAAAGCATTACAATACCGTTTGCTTCATCCCAGAAAACATTTTCAATTTCTACGTCCACGCCATCTCCCTTGATTACGTCAACTCCGTCTACCTTTTCGACAGATAAAACATTTGCAAACTGATTTGCAGGTGTGTCAACTAGTGACAACTCAATGAGGTCGTAGTCTTTAATAATACGGATAGTTGCATCCATCTTTTCATCGAATGCGTCGTCCCACTTATTCATTCTACCGCCAATTGAGAAGCCTGAGAGTGTTCCGTCTAGAACCTTCTCCCAAGTGTCTTGAGCACCCTTTGAAATATATGTAGAGACATAAACTCCTGCATAAAACTTTTTTGACTCTGGGTCAAAGTACTTGTCCTCTTTAAATGAAACCATTTTGCCTACTGCTTTTGGCTGGTGCATTTCACGAATGTTGCCACGGAATTTTTCAAAAGCTTTCATTGAAGCTTCTGGAGTAACGATGTCATTCTGCTTATCGACGTTATCTAGGGTTGCAAAACCAGAGACGATACGTCGCTCTTCGTCAACTTTTGAGAATGGCATTGAAAGGCGAACGTTTTCGCCTTCAGTGTCCCAGTGGGCTTTAGAAATAGTCATATTAATTAATTATATACCGTTTTTTACAATAATGTAGTATTGTTCTAACATTTAAATTATAGCACAGTTTATGCTGATGATCTGCCTTCGCCCTGTGCGTTTCTTCCAGAAGTGGTTGATGTGCTATCTGAATTATTCGCTGTACGCTCTGCATCACGCTGTCTATTGTCTGCAAGATTTGCACGAGCATCAGTTGCTTGACGTGGAGTCATTTGGAAAACTTCATCACCATCTTGACGTTGACCAAGACCAAGCTTTTCACGAGCTTCATTAGGTGTAAGAATCTGTGTCTTAACGTAACGCTCAAGAATCTGTGATTGTGCAATTTCGTCTGTGAGCGTTAGTTCATTAAACTTAAGTTCAAGAATGTCTGTCTTTTCTTTAATAATCTTTCCAAGAACCTTTTCAAGATTAGTCTGTGCAGGTCGTGCAACCTGTTCCTTGAATGTGCGGTCCTGTGCAAGAGCAGCAGCGATACTTGCAGCATCTCCACCACCGATCTTAGAAAGTGGAACTTGGTGAGCAACAAGAATGTCGTCACGGTTACGGATGCGGTATTGGTTAAATGATGCTTCCTGTACACCGTTCTCAATTGGCTCCATCTTGAACTCAACCTTGTTTGTGTCTGAGTCACCAGGGAGAGGAATGTAGAGTGTTCGGTGTGACTGCCCCTTTAGGCTTGTCTGCAGGAAGCGGAACATCTTGTCTTCTGCGTCGTCTGAAAGTTTTGCACCTTTAAGAGTTACGACATAACGAGGTACAGCTTTGTTGCTAAAGTAGTCAATGTTGTATTGTGAAGCAAGCTGATCTCCGTGAAGAGAAGAGATTGCAGACATAATATCTGGGATTCCGTAGTATGTGTTGAGTGGAGAGTATTCCTTGTAGTGAATAATCTCATTGGGTCGTGGGTCGTCAGTTACTGGGTTTGGATTAACTGCCCCGAAATTTCTGAAGTAGACAACCTTGTTACCGATAATCTGAACGTAGCCATCTTTTAGTCTACGGACTCGCATTGTGGTTGAGGGAATGTGACCAACGTATCCAATCTCACCTGTTACTGTGCGACCAATTTCAAGGTATCCATTTCCTGTAGCCTGAACATCTGTATAAAATTTCATCATTGTGTTTGTAAAAGAATCATCATCGTTGAGTGTTTCTATCCATTCACGCATTGCAATTCTTGCACGTTCAATACGCTTACGTGCTTTTTCTGCAGCAGAATCTGTAGAGCCTTCAATAGCAAACATTGTGCTTTTTGTTGGTTGGAAGTCATAGCCAAGACCAACAATGTTTTCTACCTTTGCATCGATAGCAGCGTGGTTAGCAAAAGATGTGTCGTAGTAGTTTGCAAGTTCGTAAAGATTCCAGGGTGGGGTAATGACATCAAAGAGACCATAGCCATTGTGGTACACAGTTCCAGGATTAATTTCCTTTGAACGTGCTCCGTTAATACCTGAGCTTGTAGCCATTGCACTGTCAAGATATGCTGGTGTAATATCTACAGCCTTTGACATTCTTGTTGCACGACGCTTGAAGTTTGCATTCAGACCAGAGAGTGACTTGATACCCTCCCAATCTTTAATGAATGGATCCTG